ACCAATATCACATATGGGTGGAAGATGTCTTTTTGATTTAACTAATCTTCAAAATGCCAGTGGTGGTTATGGCCCAGGTGCCGATGCCTCAAATCCAGGTGGGCAAGATTTTATGTTTGGATTAGCAAGATATAACAACGGAATTAATAGTGCCGAGGGCCACCCATCTTATTTTTCAACTGATGGACCAGGAGGAACTAGAAGTGATGTGTTTTATGATTATGCTGTTTCATGTGAAAGAATATCACCAACATCAAATTATTTCCTTAAAATATATCAATGTGTTAAAGACCCCGATGTTGATAATCAAGTTCATATGCAAGAAGTCCAATATTACAGAGGACAAAGCAATCCAGTTGGACCTTACGGAGATTGGAGCAAAAGCCCATTTAGTGCTGGGACACGAAGTGGTCGGATTAATCTTTCAACAAATGCTTCTGCTATTGATCGAATTGGATTTAAAATTGATAATGAAAAAGTTTCTATTTACTATATGGTGAAAGGAAGCACAGCAGAAGTTCAAATTGCTTCAACTGATTATATTGCCAGTGCCGAGGCAGGAAAAGGAAATTATCCAGTTCCATCAAGACAAACAAATTGGAATATGTATCCAAAGGTAATGCTTACAAATGCCACCGGAACACATACTTCACTTGATATAACAGCATATCAAGGGAGAGAAATGAAATTGGGAAATCAGGTATTCCGTGGAGGTGATAGCACATCGGATTGGTTCAATAGAATGGAAAATCTTGGTGTTGAACTAGAATATTGTGCCGAAATTGATTGTCGTTTTATGTTTGATTTATCTGATTTAACCACTGAATATGTCCAACATGGTTTCACAGATGCCACAGATGTTTTGGATAATTATGAACAGATTTTAATTCTTAAAGAAGATAACACCAATTATCTTGATACAGATGGTGCCAATATGGATAAAACACTTGGTTTCACTAATCGTGCCATTCTAGATTGGGCTGGTGGAACTGCCGACACATCAAGAGGCATTTTTTACACTTCCGACACCAAACCAACCCTTGTGAATGATAATTCATTATTTATCCGATTAAATAATTTCACTAACAGGTCCGTGAATGCTGGGACCGGTCGTCCATCTAAAATATTGTATCATATCCCCCGTTTTGATACATCGGGCAGAGAATATGGCACGGGCTTATATTTTGAACCACAGGAAAGGGTTTATATTCAACTTAATAATTCAGAGGATTTATATGTGAATGAGTTTGCACTAGATGTTTGCCAAGATGATGAAGTCCTTGCCGATGATTTAGTTGGTGAAACCATTATTTGCCTTCATATTCGGGATAAAACTGAATAAATCTAATTTCTTTTTTTAATTAATACAAATTAATAGAAAATATTAATAATTTTTAGAAACAATTTATAATATATATAATATTATAAATATGAATGTATTGCCACAATTTCTTGAAGAGGAACCTGAACCTTTAAAAGAAGAGATCGATGAACCCGAGGATGATGAACCAGTTGAAGAAGTTGTTTCAGAAGTTATGCCCGAAGTTATTAAACCAAAACCAAGATCCACAATGGAAGATATTTATGGGGACGGCCCAGTCATGAAGGTGGTTGAAGATGAGGTTAAACCAAAGAAAGAACGGAAGAAACGAAAACCAATGACTGATGAACAAAAGGAAAAACTTGCAATGGCCCGACAAAAAGCATTGGAGGTTAGAAGGGAAAAGGCAAAAGAAAAACAAGAATTAAAGGATTTACAAAAGATGAAGAAACAAAAAGAATTAAATGATTTGAGAGCAGAGGTTGGTTTAGAACCAAAAAAGAAAAAGGAAGTTGTATTTAAGGAACCTAAAAAGGAAGTTGTATTTAAGGAAACTGAAAAAATAGAAGTTCAACCAAATATGGAAACTCAAAAATATTATTCACAGGCAGATTTAGATAAAGCAACATTAAATGCTATTATGGGATATGAAACTATCAGAAAAGATAGAAAAGCAAAGAAGAATGAAATGTTAGCAAAAAAGAAGGAAGAGCAGAGAGTAGCAGAACAATTAAGAAAAGTTATTCAACCAAGAAATATAACATATGGACAAGAAGGTTATTTCAATGATTGCTTTTAATTGTTTTTTTGTATAATTAAGAAATCAGATGTTCCCATTTGTGTTATTTTCACTTATATAAACACACAATTGGGAACATTTGATTTCTCACTTATATGAATTAATTATTTAAAATTATTTTCTTTGTTTAATATATAAGATGACAAATGTTTTTCAAAATCACTTTTACATTAATTTAGATGAAAGAGAAGATAGAAACAAGAATGCTATTAAAGAATTATCTAAATTGGGAATTACACCAAACCGATTTCCAGCAATAAAAACAGAATGGGGAATTGTTGGTTGTGCATTATCCCATTTAAGATGTGTTCAAGAAGCCAAATTAAAAGGATATCCATATATTTGTGTTTTTGAAGATGATATTGTTATTAAGAATGAACATCTATTAATTAGAAAAGTGAATAAATTAATTAATAAAGATTTTGATGTTTTAATGATGGGTGGAAATAATTTCAAACCTTTTATTGAACATGATGATTATATTAAAGTTTCAAAATGTTTTTGTTTAACTGCTTATATTGTTAAAGAACATTATTATGATAAATGGATCGATAATTTAAATGAAGGATTAAAGTTATTACTTCAAACAAATAATCGTGATTATTCATTAGATGCTTATAATCATAAACTTCAAAGAGAAGATAATTGGTGGTTAATTACACCAATATGCTGTTATCAACTTCCCGATTATTCAGATATTGAAAAAAGAGAAGTTGATTATAAAAAATTAATGTTAAAATATGATAAATAAAAATAAAATATATAATATAGTATAAGGCAGGATTTCACACAAAAACCTTTTTAAAACACGATGATTATATGACACCGAAATATGCTTGGGATAATATAAAACAATATATTCCAAAAGATAAAGTTATTTGGGAAGCATTTATGGGAGATGGGAAAAGTGGTGAATATTTAACAGAACTTGGATTTAATGTTATACATAATGATAATGATTTTTTTGAAAGTAATGAAGGGGATGTTTTAGTTAGTAATCCACCATTTAGTTTAGCAAAAGAAATAATGCCAAGATTAAAAGAATTAGACAAACCATTTATATTAATTATGCCATCATCTAAAATCAACACTCAATATTTCAGAGAAAACTTTAAAAATACAGATAGCCAATTGCAAATCATTATCCCAAGAAAAAGAATACAATTTATTAAGAATGGTAATGAATTACGGGGACAATGTAATTTTGATTGTTTTTATTATTGTTATAAAATGAACCTTCCCCGAGATATCATTTGGTTAGAATAATTCAAAAATATATAATAAAAATAAAATATATAATATAGTATAAATGGAAGCAGGACCAAAGATTTTAAAAGTGAAAGATTTAGAAGATGAAACTAAATATCCAACCCTTCATCCCTACCTCCCAAAGCCCCCATTCCTTCTTGTTGGTTATGGCAGTGTAAGAAGTGGAAAAACCAATGCCTTGATAGGACTTTTAAGAGATGATAAATCATTCTATGGTCCGGATTATTGGGACTATGTGAAAATAATAAGTAATACAATAAATAATGATCCAAAAGGAAAGTTTTTAAAAGATGCCTTTGATGTAGAAGATCATTACACAGATAAAATGATAAAAGATTTAGTTGAACATCAGAAGAAATATGAACGGGACCAAATGCCAACAGCATTATTGGTGTTAGATGATATTATTGGAAGAGATTTTAAAAAAACAAATGATATTTCATTCCTTGCCAGTCGGTTCAGGCATTTTGAATTGTCCATTATGATTTTTACACAAAGCATTCGTTCAGTTAGTCCAGTTATTAGGGCAAATGCCACAGATATTTTGATTTTCAGACAACAGAGTTCAAAGGAAAAAGAAAAAGTGATCGAAGAGTATTCTGATTTAGCAGGTTCAGAAGAACAATTTATTAAATATTATGATATAGCACATCAAGAAAGATATTCATTTTTATATATTGATGCACAAGAAAATCCAGCCAAGTTTTATCGGAACTTTGAAGAACTGATTGGTGAAGGTGAAACTCAAATCTATAAAGGAGTAATTCCCGAAAAAGATGATGATGTTTTTGAAAAACAATAATAATAATAATTTCTTTTTAACATTTTTTATATAAACTATATTATAAATAAATATGGATATGTATGGATTACATGAAGCATTAAATCAAGCAAATCAATTAACCCATAATGAAATTGAAGCAAATATGGACATTCAAGATGAAAATAATAAAATATTATCGGGTGTTGCTGGGGAACAGATGAAGAATGATGCCTTAAATGATGTTATGGATGTTAAAGATGCTGGAATATTAGGTATTTCAGGAATAACAATTGCTGGTGCCTATGGAAAGGTGAAAGAAGCAAGAGATTTAGCATTAAAAGTTAAGGGGAGAGCAGATAAATTAAAAGAATTATCCAAAAATATGGGCTCCCTTGGTTCATCTATTGCATCATCTATTGAAAATGATAAATCCCCATCAAATATTCCATCATTAACTGGACCTGTTGATGTTCCAAAACCACCATCTGTTGCTCAACCAACAGAAGCACCTGTTCAGATTGAAGCACCAGTTCAGATTGAAGGGGCACCTTCTGTTGTTCAACCGGCACCCACACAAGCAATTAAAGTAGGAGGACGAAAAAAAGTTTCAATTGATTTGGACCCAGTTGAAGATGAAGATGTTGCTGACCTACGGACCACACTTCAAAAACAAGATTTTGCCCAAGCAGATGAAGTTGGTTCAATAGATAAAGATGGAAATAATGTTGTTAATAATGTTGTTCGTCCTCCTATGTATGATCCAACACTTCCTGGACAACCTGAAACATTTTTGGCACCAACCAGTGAAGAAAATATTAAAAATAGATTGGATGCCGTGATGGAACGGGGACGAGCAGTTTTTGGACCAGCAGAAAAACCAGTTCCATTAACAACACAATCATTATTGGATGCTGATGATAAAAATGATGAAGTTAGACCAGCCGAACCTCCTGAACCAGTTTCAACACAATTATCAACAACAGCATTGGAAGACACAAAAGCAAAAACATTTGTTGGAAAGATTGGAGAATATGCTGGAATATCGGGGAAGTTAGCAGATACTATTGGCAAAGGAGCAGGGACATTAGCATCTGTTGGAATATTAACTGAAAGTTTAGAAGGACAATATAAAAGTTTTACAAATCCAAATCATCACGGATTTATGCAAGATTTAAGTGGAGATAATACTGCTGAAAAACTTGGAAATCTAGGTTCAGAAATTGGTTCTGTTATGGATATTGTTGGAACGGCCACAGCACAACCCGAACTTGCTTTAATTGGAACAGGAATAAGTGCCGTTGGTGGTTTAGCATCTGATATTGGTTCGTGGTTTGAACACAAAGATGATGATAAAAAAATCCAAGACAAAGCAGTGGCATCTGAAAGTGATTTGAGAATTGTTGATAATATTGCTGGTTCAGGAGATATTGCCGAAGGTTCTAAATCAACATTAAGAATGGAGGGACAATAAATGTTCCCGATTGTGATTTATATAAGTTAAAAAATTACAAATGGGAACAATTATATTTTATAATAATATAATGACATATAAACAAGATTTTAACAGAAAGCATAAAATAAAACCTTTATCAAAATCACATTCATTAAAAAGAGATTTCAGATTTATCGGGATATGAATTAAAAGGAATAAAAACTATATTTTCCAAAGGCCAAGGGGCATTTAAATCCAATCCACAAAGTGTTAGACCACATATTAAAGCACTTGGAAAAGGTGGGGCAGATGCCTGGGGATTTTCAAGAGTTTATGCATCGATCAATCCGAAATCAAAAGCATATAAAATTGATAAAATACATTTGAAAAAAAAAAAGAAATAATATAATATAATGCCGTTAGATAAAGATGGAAAAAAAGTTCTTTATAAACCATGGGTTAATAAAACTAAATCAAGATATAAATATTTTGTTTATGTTAAGAAAGATGATAAAATAAAGAAGATTGGATTTGGGGACAAATCAATGGAACAATATTTTGATAAATTAAAATATTATAAACATTTAAATCACGGAGATAAAAAAAGACAAAAAAGTTATTTAGCAAGAGCAAAAGGAATAAAAAATAAAAAGGGAGAACTTACATGGAAAGATAAAAACACAGCAAATTGGTGGTCAGTTCATAAATTGTGGTAATATATAATATCATTTTTTAATTTAATTTTTTTCACATAATTATAATATATATTATAAGTATAAATATAATGAGTGTTTCAAAAGAGAGATATTTGGAGTTGGCCGTTTCCAACAAAACCACAGATAACAAATATTCCTATCGGCACGGAATAGCACAATTAAACTTTCAAATCCCCGAAGGTAATTATTTACTAGACCCCACTTCCGTTCGGATTTGTGGTGGCATCCGGTTCTATACTGGACTTGGCAAAACTGCCTCCGATGTTCCTGGTGCCTCGGGTGGAAAAGATGATTTAACTATTTCATCCCGTTTAAATGTTTATTCCACTTTCCAGCAATTAATTATTCGTTCCTTAACCAATCAAACCACACTTGAACACTGCCGTCATTACAACCAGTTCCTTTCAAGTTATTTACCACTAACCACTAATCTTCAAGATAGTGCTGGGCATTTAAATCAGAGTGCCCTTATTTTCCCAAATTATGAAGTTAATAGAACCACCAGTGTTAATAAAGATGAACCAAACCATTTCTGTGTTCATCTTCCATCAGGACTTATGAATGGGGCTCCTATCCCACTTGCTCGTGAATGGGGTATTTCGGGAATGGATTTAACCATTATGCTGGAAAATGATGCACAGGCACTTCATACACTTGATGGTTCCACTGATTACACGGACAGCTGGTATGAACTAGAAGATGTGAAATTAGTTTGCAAAGTTATTGAACCTTCTGTGGATGAGTTATCCAAGTTAATGAGTGGTGGTGGTGGCTCTCTAACCTATCAGTCCATTTCCAGTTATTATGACACGGCAATGTCATCTAATATTCAAGCAAACTTTAACCTTGGTTTATCCAAAGTTCGATCTTGCTTTATTAAGATTATCACATCTGATAAACTCAACAATATTGCCGAAGATGGTTTTGCCACACTTTGTCCTGTTGAAACTGATGGGTCCCAGGCATCCATTACCCAAGTTCAGTGGTTAAAGGGTGGAACCACTTATCCCAAACATTTCCCAATAAATACTAATATTAAAGATGTTCCAAATACTTCTGTTGCTGACCCCGAAATTATTAGAGATTTTATTAATTCTGTTCTAGCATTTGATAGATTACAGCATCTCAATGCCAAAACCTATAACACCAACAGGGGATGGATTGGCAAAACCTCGGGCACTGCTGGAACTCCTTATCAGTTAGTTGCCGATAGTGGAGTTGTGGATGGCCTTGGAATAAAATATGATGGACTATTAGGAGAAGGTGTAGATTTCCGTTCTGAAAACTGGGGAGTTAATATTGATTGTGGATTAACCACGGCCAATTCTCAAAGTTTATTCATATTTGTTAATTCTGAACAATCCCTTGTTTTCAATAAAAATGGGGTCCAGGTAATTTCCTAAAATGTTCCGAGTTGTGTGATTATATAAGTTAATAAATTACAAATGGGAACACAATAAAAATTAAGTATCTTTTTTTAATTTATTTTTAAAGAAATTATAATATATATAATATTATAAATAAAATGTCAGATATGTCAGAAATGCCCGATGAAACACCCTCTCCACCGAAGATGACTAAATCCCAAGCATCAATTCCATCTATTATGAATATTAAATCACTTCCAGTTAATCAAGCACAAATGGTTGATACAGATGTTTTGGAACCTCTTGTATTTTCCCAGGAGTTTGCCCGTTGGGAACTTTTACCCAAGGGTTTTCTCCATCCTGGAAGTAAGATATCAATTGGTTTCACTAATAATGCCACTTTATCCCGTGTGTTCCCATTTGTTAATGTGGGCATTCATTCACTGGTTCGTCGTGCCGTTCTGAAAACTTCGGCTGGCCGTGTAATATGTGAAACGGAGGATTGGAATGTGTTAGAAGAATGCAAATCAATGTTCATTTCCAATAGTGCCAATAAAGAACGGGAACAATACACAACCGGTCGTCAGATTAATTATGAAGTTTTA